CATTCTCAAGCTTAAGAATATTACCTAAGAAAGGTTGTCCAAAAGATGTTTCAGGAGAATTAAATACTTGTCTATATTTAGGTCCATTAGGATCAACAATGCTTCCAGTGAAACCATCTAGTTCATTTGGATAACAGTTTATATTCAAACTACTATTTTCAGTAATGCCATACTTTGTTGAACCACTTATACGCTCAGGAACACTAGATGACTCTATAGTCTGATTAGCCCCTACATAAACAATTATGTTAGCTACGCTTCCTCCAGGAACTGTATATTTAAAAGTTGCAGAAATAGTTGACCCATCTTTATATGTAATTAAAGTATAAGAAGTAGCAGTAACATCGGTAACAGTTGCTGTTCCACTTAGTACAACAGGAACTGTAAGTGAACACAGTTCAGTCATACTGGTAGGCATACTTATAGCTAATATCTCATTAGAGTTACAATTAGTATACTGTATTGTCCCAGCTACAGATACTTCTATTTTGAACGTACCACATTCAGCATTGTATGCATTATTTTCTTCAAGTAAAAATGGATCTTTTGCAAGATCATTATATGGATAGTTAGGATAGTAATATTCTGTTCCCTCTCTTTCGTACCTACCTACATTTCTTAATATACCTTTAGCTACAATAGATTTGTTTGTAGCTCTATCTCCTCTTACAATCTTAAATCCAATAATATCATCCTTTTGTTGTTGAGGAAGGTTTGATGAACTTATTAGTTGAGCAACTTGTTGCACATTTAATTTAACACCAATTGGATATACAGAATCATTCTGCATCACTGGAGCATATGTTCCATTAGGATTATATGTTGGATCAGGATTCTCAAATATAGGAGAAACTAATACATCAGGAAATTTATGATGTCTGATTGGTGTATTAGCAAGATCTCCCCATATTTCTGTATTACATGGATAAAGTTCTGTAGATTCCCAATATGCAAAATTACCATATTGATGTGGTGTTGCATTTCCAATACTAGGACCAGCTATATCTCCAATTACAGACCCTGTATTATATATCTCCCAATATTCACTAGAATCTCCATGACTTGGATTTCCTATAAAATCAGGATCTGTTACAGGTATGTATGGAAATTCATCATCTGCTGTTTTAGGTCTACCAGGAATATGAAATCCATCAGTTTGTTTACCGTTCTTTAGTAAAAATACTATCTCAAATGCATATACCTCATCTCTAAGATAGCCTCTTAAATTTGTAGCATTTAGTGTATCTGCATAGGTTTCTGTATTAGGAATTTTATATGTTTGCCATTGAAGAGTTATTTTATTAGCTATTTGTTGATAATTAATTCTATCTATAGATGTAAGATTATCCCATATAAGAACATCTTGAGCTGCTGTTAAGTCTTGAGCAATTTCATAATATGGAAACTTCTCAAATATATCATTCTGTGTAAGTCTTATTTGTGTAACATTCGATCCTGTATATGTAATAACTTCTGTATCACCATTAATAAAATATGTACCAGCTAATTCTACAGATGGTATATCATTAATAGTTTTTATTACAGCTAAATTAAAATACTGAAACTGTCCTGTTAAATCAAGATTAGATATTTGTATACGTATAGATTTACCAACTTGATAATTAAAATTAAGAGTGGTAACTTGTGGATCAAATATAGGAGTGGGGTTTGTTACTGAGTAGTAAGAGGAATAAGCATTTCCTTGTGCATCACAGTATTGTACAGCAAATTGATATGTACCAGCAATTAAATCTCCACCATTTAATACATCTATAATTTCTAAATTAGGAATTGAGAAATTAGGTTGTACCTTTATTTGATTACAATCTAATTGATCAGTGTATACAGGATCACATAGAGGTGAACCTGATGCTAAAGTGTAAGGAATATTGTCTATATCTAGATATCTTCTAGCATTAAATCCATCTGTCCAATAAATCTGTGTACTACAATTTGTTATCTTATGTACAACTTTATGGATAGGGTAATCAATATTAAAATTAAGACATGGAGCATTAATAAGTGTACGATATACACAATCATTATTTTCCATATAACCAATCTCAGAATCTCCTCCATCTTCTGTAGCTAGGAAAAATATATGCTTATTCTTCTCAAGAATAGCATGCTCTCCTATAAGTTGGTATCCATCAGGAAAACTAAAACAAAGCTCATTACCAGGTTCATTCTGATAGTTAACAGAACTAGGATCAAAGTTTTCTATAGAAGCATTCAACGCATAAGTCAGTGATCCCTTAGGGATTTGATTAAGCGTTGAATCCATGTTTAATCCACTAGTAGCAGTGTTATATTCAGGAGTTATATTACTTTGATTTCCACCAAGTATTTTCTTAATTTGATCTAGTTCGTCTGCCATGATTAGTTGTTTCTTCTCCAGCCATACCTGTTAGTTCTATTTGGTAGTTCGTACATGTTATTTCTGTTCAGATCATTTTTGATTCTTCTCTGTCTAGTCCATGCATCTTGTTTCTTAACTTCAATATCAGCCATAATAAATGCTTCATCATGTAACTGTTTATGATAAACTAACTTCTGTTGTAACTGATTAAAAGTTTCATCATTAGTTTGATTTGTAAGAGTTTCAAATATTTTATATTTAAGAAATGCTTCAACAAATTCTCTTATACGATAGTTATCAGGAATCAATTGATTTCCTCCTTCATCATATGATGTAGAATACATTAATAAATGTACAACTCCATTTCTGAAATTAGTTACAAACTTATTATCTCTAATATCAAATGAATCAAGACCTGAAGCTCCTGGTGTAAAGTTACGTGTGTACGATACATCACACTTACCACTTGCAGATATGTTCCCTGGCTTAAGTAGGTATTCTTGTCTGTATGATCTTGCTACTGATTGATTAGTCTTGTATACAGCTTGAATTAACAATGGCATACATTCACCAGCACAACTTGGACTATAACAAGCTGGGTTATTACAATCAGTACCACCTATAGTTAGAGGTGCTAATTGAATAGTTGTTTGTGAAGCAGCTTGTGAATAGAATGAACTAGCATCTTGATATGGTAGTTGAGGAATCTCAGAACACATCCAAGCTTCTCTTACAGCATAAAAGTTATCTGGAAGTCTAGCTTCAAAATCTTCAACTTCTAATATTACAGGAACAATAGAATATGTTGTTCTTCCTAATTTATTAAGACACTTATTAAGATAGGTGGGAAATAATAAATCATCAACAGCTCCTGTGTCAAAGTAGCTTTTTAATTCTTCTTTAACAGTAGCGTAAACAGGCTCAGGAGAGATAAAGTTATATTTATAGTAGTTTGACATAAGTTATTATTTTTTCCATTCTCTATATAAATGTTGGTAGCTATCGTTGATTTTAAGATAGTGTGAGAGAAGTCTCGATGTTGTTCTTGAAGGTTTAAAATACCACAAGTCAACATTTTTAAATCTAACTGTTTCTTTAAACCAAATCCAACCAAAGAAGAATCCCTCTGTATGGTAGTTAAAGTTATATATATGTTTTCCTTTTTCTTTTGACTTTTGCCAATCTATAGGAAGATTTATATATTCTTTACCATTAATTAGTTTAAATTTTTTTCTTTTCTTTTTATTGATTGAGAACTCACCAAATCCAAAAGGTAGTTTTGCTTTCTCTCCTGTTTCTAAAACATAATGTTTATATGATTCATTGAAAGCATATACAATAATTCTCCACTCATCGAATGTTAATTTTATTGAATTATGTTTTTTGCAGAAGTGGTGATAGTTCTCTTTACTTGCACTTCGCCAATCTACAGCTATTCTCACTAATTGGTTGGTTTTGTATTAGGTGCTTGTCCATCAACTCCATCTTCAGTCATATCAGTTTTAAGCTGGAAGTATGTCTGTAATAATCTTTGTGATGTAAGATCTAACACTTGTTTCTCTAAGTATCCTGGAAGCGAAAATGGTTTATCTAAAGGGTTTGTACACCAGTCATCAGTTGTTGGTTGACAACCTGCACATCCACCTTCAGGATATCTTAATTCATTAGGAATATCTTCTTCAAAACAAGCAGCAAGTCTAATTGATAATAACATTGGATTACTAACATATAAGTAATCATTAACTATCCAATAGTAAGGTTGATTCTTTATAATAGGTAGTTTAAGAAGATTAATATATCTATTAACTGTAATCTCTTTTATCTTTATACCTGTACCACCCATTGCATTTATTGAATAAACACCTTGTATAAGATATTGATAGTTTCCTTCAGATATACGTGGAATTTTATATCTACTTCTTGCAACAGTACAAGGATCAACATAATCACAACATTCAGAAATAGGAACATTGATCATTTCAAGACAAGGTATTGTGGTGAATAATGTATCAGTAGCCCATAGCTTTCTAAGATTAGTTTCTCTCTTAATCAACATGATACTATTATTCCTAACCTCAGATGCAATTACTCGATCTGTGATAAGACTATCTGTAGATAGCATCTTGTGCATTGAACGCACATCTGAAACTAATTTTCTTAATGTTGCCATATTCTTAAATGCGAGTTTCGAACTCTGCTACTTTTCCTTTATTTGTATCATACACTAAAGCAAGAGCAGCTCTTACTGAATGTACAAAGTTATTATCTCTATGCCATTTATCAGCTCCTGATAAGCTAGGCATTTGTTGGATTCTAACACCTTTGACTTCTTTAGCCATGTAGTGATGTTTATCTCCTGTATGTACTTCTCTATAAATGGCATTACCAAATTCAGGAGCATGTACTTTATGTGTTGCAAATAATAAAGGAAGGTCTTCTATTTTACAGTTACCATGATGATAACCTATGAATGTATTACCTAATGTAATTCCTTTTAATGTACTATCGTCTCTATCAAAGAACACTCTATCATTGCTTTTAAAATAAACATCTAAAGCATGTGCTAGATAGAATGATTTAGTTTTATCATGATTACCTTGAACTAATAACACTTCCACTTCAAAACAATATCTACTAAGTAATGTAATAGCTTGTACTAATAGATCAAAACCTTCTTCATACTCTTGAGCATAATCTACAATAGTATCTTGTGGAGTTCCTGCTGTAGTTTGGTTTTGATAGTTATCTGTATGAAAGAAATCATTTGATATAGGAAATACAATAGTTCCAATATTATAATTAGCTAACACCTTTGATATAAGATCTCCTAACACTCCCATGTAGGTTTCTTTTCTAGTTTTAATATCATTATTACCATCTACAACTTTCTTAGCTAGGTGATAATCTGATAATGATATTTCAACATCTACTGTATCTTTTGATAAATCAGCATCAACAAGTGATGTAGATACATGTGTAGGTTTATAATTAGTTAGGAATTTAGCAAAGTCTTCTGCTGTATAATCTGCAGCTTGTTTAAGCTTTGAAAAGATTGAAGATGTAAACTTACCACTTGGTAACATCTTAGACCAATAGTTAGTAATAACATATTTATCTAGATTAACCTTATGTAGCTTTGCTAATTCAATATCGTCTTTAGGTTCATAGTCAAGTATGATTGTACTTTCTAATGTTCCCTTTTCGTTGTTTACTTTTCTGATAGCTTCAGTGTATTTATTTACAACATCCACTAATTTAGTACTTGGTTGTTCGCACTTATCATTCTCTCTCAACTCTTTAAGAAGTGAACTAACTTCTTCTTCTGAGATTCCAAGCTTACCAGCATAGAATTTTTTACTTTTCTTCCATGTCAGTAGTTCTGACAACTGGTCTAAAAGATCTTGATTTTCAGACATATGTACTCTATTTTAGTTATAGTTGGTGTAAAGATACAAAATAATATTTAATAGATGCAAATCTTTTTAATAACATATGTTATTACTACTAATTAAATTAGTTACAAAATAAAAAACTCCCAGAACATAAGCCCTGGGAGAATCCTGTAAAACCAACAAAACAGGATTTTTGTATTTTTATGCTCCTATTGTAATATATAAAGGAGTTGTACAATCACCAGCAGATAGCACTTTAATAGTTGTTGTTCCATTAGGAACTGCTGTAGAAGTGTATCCAGCTAATAGTGTTGATTTAGCTATAGCTGATTCAAAAGGAGTTACATATCCATCAAGATCACTATATAGATTAAATGGACCTGTGTTAGCTCCTGCAGTTGTTAAAGTTATTAATACAGTCATAATTTATTTGGTTTATGGAATTGTTGTAGTTGTTGTTGTACTTAAACAGTTTACAATTTCTGTAATTTCACCTCCAACAACAGTAAATATAAGTGGTGAAGAATCACGAGAATATGTACCATCTTCTATAGGACTACAGAATGGATACTTAACTAATCCTCCTACCACAAAGTTAGATATATATCCAGTGAATCCACTAGTAGTATATCCTCCTCCAAAATATAAAGCCATAGCTGCGCAAGCATCTTCAATTGTTCCTGAACTAAACGTAGTTGTTATACCAGTACCTACATTTGTAACACTAGTTGTAAAATCATACGCTGTGTAACCACTTATACAATTGGTTGTTGTAGTGGTAGTGGTTGTTATATTACCTGGTATAATAGATAATATATTACTAAATAATGTAACACCGTTACATATTGTAGATATTCTTATATAAAGTGTACTTGTTGAAGATTCAGTTAATACATATGATGTTAGATTACATCCATTAGTAATAGTTTCACCATAGCTAAATGGACTAAAGTCAGAGAATTGTGAATAATCTGCACTAACATATGTACAACCTGTAGATCCATTTAAGTTATAATCTAAAGTTGTATTACCAAACCCATCAGTTGTAACACTATTTAATGTAGGTGTTGGACATGGATTAGCAGTGGTAGTGGTTGTGGTAGTAGGCGTAACTGTAGTACTAGTGGTAGTAGTGGTTGGTTCAATTGAACATCCACTTACTAATTGACAGAAGTATGCTTTTAGTAAACTATTATTTTCAATTGTCTGAATAATCTGTGCTACAAATTCATCAGAACATATTTTCTCATCTATCTTTTGTAAAGCTGTATTTAAACAATCATTACTTTGAATACCTGTACATGCAAGATTTGGTCCATCGTAATTAACACGAGAACTATTTATAATCTCATAAGGTACAGGACAACATCCTGGGGGATATACTATTTTTACAATAGGTTCATAACAAGGCATTCCTGGTACACAAGCCATATAATTTTAATTTTAAGGGATGTAAATAATATAATAACAAGCTTTTACAGGAGGAATATTTGAATGTGATTGTCCTGCACCTTGGGGAGCATTTGTAACTGTTGTAGCAACTGTAATTTTTGTTAATGATGTATCTACGACATCAGCATTAACTTTTCCACTTTCCCAGTTAAATACATCATCACCACTACTGCTAACTGCAGTTCCTCTTCCATCATTACCAGCATATGTATCTGCAATAAGACTATGTCCATGACCAGGATCTGTTACAACACTTGATGCTGTAGCTAAGTGTGTATGTGAAGGTATTTGATTTGTTGTAAGAGTTATATTATTATTACCTTCAGTATCAAATAATGCATAATTAGGATTACTTGAAATAGCAGGATCTACCTCTGGAAGGTAATCATCAAGACCACCTTTAACAACTGATACACCTACAGGAATCCATCCTCTTTTATCAGGTGTTCCATTTTGACCATTACATAAATAAACTTTATCCCACCCTAAAGCAGAAATACCTGCACCTGTTGCATCAAAGTTATCTAAGTTATCAGCAGGAGGATAATATTCCACTGCTGTATAAGGAACCATTCTTTGATTTATTTGTGGTATAGGATTTATACTATCAAGGTATGCTTGGATAAGTGTATTTAAATCAACAAGCTTAACATAATTAGCATCAACATTAACAGCAAGAGCTGTTAGTGCAGCATCTACTTGACAAAGTTTTGTAATTGTAGCTTGAACAATATCATGTGTATCTGAAGAACTTGTTACACCAGTTAAACATCCTATAGTGTAATTAGCATTAAGAATATCTAATTGTAATTGTGCAGATGCCACTCTACTGTTTAAATCACATGCAGCTGACACTAATGCTTGAAATACATCAAGTGCAGTAAATTCAGTTACTTCTTCAGGTAATAAGTCAGTTATGTATGTACAATCTTGTTCAGATATATCTATAATTATTCCTAAACCAGATGATACTAATGTAAGATAATCAGTGATTGCTCTTTCGACACAATCTAAAGAATCTCCATAATAAATTTCTAAGAAAGGAATATCTATTCCTGTATATCTAACGCACTGATCTGATATTATAGATGCACATCCAGTGTAACAATTTTCACAAGCCATTTATTTATATTTTAAAAGTTTAACTCTACTAGCAATTTGTTCCACTGTAAATGGAGATGCATATTCTGGATTACAAAACTTATAAGTTAATATTCGTCTATAATTTGTAAGATCTAATATCACTTCACCATTAATAGGTTTGTTCAATAGATATACAAGATCATGATATAAGTTACAAGCCATTTCATTTAGCTTAGTATCTATATCATTTAAGAGCACTGGTATAGTGCTACACTCAATACAATTAGTTAATCTTGGCTGCAACATATTTAGAAGCTTGTGCAGCTTTTTGAACAGCTGCGTTACAAAATGAACATAGACCTTTTATTAGTTGACATCCGCAACCAACTTTCGTACCACATTTAGAGCACTGTGCCATATTAGTAAAAGTTTACAACATAGTTATTACCTGAACAATTACAATTATTTCTAATGAAGTTATCAAGCATCATATCAGCTTGTCTGTATAGCTTATTAGATTCATCTACAGCGCATGTATTAGCAGCTGCTATAGATCCTTGTATGAAGAAGTAGATAGTATTAAGTTCAACTTTAGATTGCGTCTTAATAGCTCTATCACATTCCATCATATCCAATTTCATGAAAGCTCTATCAAACTTCTCTTGAATACGTTCTGTACGCATGATTGTTTTTACTACATAGTTTTCATATGCAGGAGCTACTGTATACTTTAATGTATATATACCATCTGGTAAAGGTACCAATGGTTCAGCGATTGTAGTTATTTCTAATGTAGCAGAAGTAAATATATTAAAGTCCTGAACAGTAAATGGAATACTAACTGGTGTTGGATATCCTGGAAGGGTAATCTCTATTGTAGGAGATGTTACTACAGGAGGATCTGTATCATACGTTGATGCATCAGCTACACCTAATGTTAATGTATTGTAAGTTGGTATTACAAGTATATCTAGAGTCATGGTCTTTAAATAAAAATGCCAGAGGAATATGAGTTATCCTCTTCCCTCTGGCATAGGTTTAATAATATGATTTCCTACTATTAAGGAGTGTTTGTTGATGTAGTACTAGTTGTTGGCCAAGTAGTAGTAGTTGTTGAGGTAGTAGTGATACAAGTGTTACCTGTAGCTAAAGTACCTAAAGCAGCTTCTAAAATTGTTTCAATCGCACTAGCAATTCCACTAACATCAGCATTTGGAGCAGCGATGATTACTGTAGAATCTTCTGTGATATAATCACCCCATACATAAGCAGCTTTATCTAAAGTGTTAAACTTGATGTAATAAGTGTCATAAGTAGTTCCAGCAGAAACATAAGACTCAAAGTTCTCATTGTATCCAGCCATTCTGTACAAATGCTTTAAGTAACCAGCTTGGTAGCTATAGAAATTCTTCTCTAATTGAGCAATTTCAGTAGATTGTCCAGATGGGTAAGAAGCACGTTGTGAAATTACAGCATCAGCAACGATGTTACAATTATCAGCAACAATAAAGTCAGCAGTAGTTGCAGGGCCTGAATAAACAAAAGTACGGAAGTACATTCTATCATATTCAAATGGGAACGCAGCAACATCACATGGTTGACCATATGCAGTTAAAGGCTTTCCAGTAATAACTAAGATTGCATTTTGATCATCACCTACTCTCTCAAAAGTATAGAAAGTGTTGAAAGAAATGTTGTCTGGGTTAATACCAGGAGCTTGTTGTCTAAATTTAACAATAGCAGCATCGATGAATGCAGGTACATCTACAGTATCACATGGGTCACCACCACAGTCACAGCAAGGAGCTTGAACAGTAATAGAACGAGTGAAACCATTGAAGTATAAAGTGTCAATGTAAGAAGAATGAGC